GATAAAGGAAAAAAACTTAAAAAACCTGAAACATCTGAAGAAAGATCAGCATATACTGTTTTTCATAGGTTAGTGTTTAATATACGTAGACTTTTAGGAAAAATCCCTCTTGGTCAAAGCGTAATAGCACGGTACGCTGCTGCCCTATATCTAATTAAGGAACATACTGGAATCACTGATAAAAAGCTGATTAAGATCCTTAAAGAAGCATACGACATAGATCTTTCGGGATATAAGCCAGAACTAAATGAATGGTATTTGACCGAAGATGGTAAAATAGAAAAAGGAAAATATGCACTTATCCGTGACATAGCATTACCAAAGACAGGAGAAATTTTAGCATTAAAAGGCTCTTTGGTGGAAGTAACGGAATCCTCTCCACATGGCTCTGTGTTGGGCCATGTGGTTTTTGAAGCAAAGCACATTAAAACACAGCAAACTGTTTACGTTACACAAGAAGATATCTCTAAATGAAAAATGAAGAAATGACCACATCAGCAGTAGATATTGTTGATAAACCTTTGGGCGCTGTACAAAAGCGCAAATATAGAGTTTTTGATGTTTCTATGGAAACTTTCAGAAAATTTGAAACAGGACGTTCTAAATACGAACGGTGGTCTAAATTCATCAATGAAGATGAAAGAGGTATTGTCAATTATTTCAATCAAAATAAAGATGCTATAATTGTATTACGTAATTCGGAAAATGGTGCATTGCGTGCTTTGTATAACGCAAAATAAGTAAAAATAGGATTTACTTATTCTCCTATCTGTGTTATAATAATAACATCAACCCACTGCTATGTCTATATTCGAAGAACAAATATCACGTAAACCCGACCACTATCCCTGGACAGAAGAATTTATTACTGCTATGCATAATGGCTTCTGGACAGATAAAGAATTCAATTTCCAATCAGATCTACAAGATTTTAAAGTTAATCTAACAGATACAGAACGAGACATGGTCACTCGTTCTCTTTCAGCAATTGGACAAATTGAAGTTGCTGTTAAATCTTTTTGGGCTAAGGTTGGAGAAAACCTCCCTCATCCATCTATTACTGACTTGGGTTATGTAATGGCTAATATCGAGGTTATCCACAATAATGCTTACGAAAGATTATTAGATGTCCTTGGTATGGAGGATGTCTTTGAAGAAAATTTAAAACTTGATATTATTCAAAATCGAGTTAAATATCTTCGCAAATATCTCAAGAAGCGTTATAAAGATGCGCGTAAACAATATGTCTACTCACTCATTCTTTTTACGCTATATGTGGAGAATGTTTCTTTATTTAGTCAGTTTTATACAATTAACTACTTTAATCGTTTTAGAAACCTTCTTAAAGATACTGCACAACAAGTTGCTTACACATCCCGTGAAGAGAATATTCATGCACTAGTTGGAATTAAACTAGTCAATACGATTAAAGAAGAGCATCCTGAGTTGTTTGATGAAGAGCTAATTGAAAGAATTAGATCAGAATGTCTAGAAGCCTATAAAGCAGAATGTAAAATTATTGCTTGGTCAGTTAATGGATACCAATCTGAAAATCTTAGTACACCGATTCTTGAAAACTTTTTGAAAAATCGTTTTAACGATTCTCTTTCTCAAATTGGAATTGAACCTGTGTTTGATGATATTGATGAGGATTTACTTTTAAAGACAGTTTGGTTTGATGAAGATGTACTTGGAAATACTTCAACAGACTTCTTTTTCAAGAGGCCTACTGAATATTCTAAGAAGGATAAGTCATATGACGAAGATGATCTTTTTTGATAGATAATAATTATGGAACAATACTATTGGTTGAATGAAGACTCCCGCAAATTTTTAGAGCGGGGATACTTAATGAATAATGAATCTCCTGAAGATAGGATTAAAGAAATAGCTGATGCTGCAGAAAATGAACTTGGCATTAGCGGGTTTTCTAATAAATTTCAGGAATATATGTCTTATGGATGGTTTTCTTTGTCATCACCTATTTGGGCGAACTATGGAAAAAAACGTGGACTTCCGATCTCGTGCTTTGGTTCATATATAGATGATACTCTAGAATCAATCTTAGGAAAACAAGCTGAGGTTGGTATGATGACCAAAGTTGGTGGAGGTACATCTGCTTATTTTGGTGACTTACGTGAACGAGGTGCTGATATCTCTGTAGGAGGTAAATCGAATGGACCAGTTCATTTTATGGAATTATTTGAAAGTGTAACAAATGTTGTTTCTCAGTCTAATGTTCGTCGTGGTTCTTTCGCTGCGTACCTCCCTATCGATCACCCAGATATTCTTGAGTTTCTTAGGATTCGTAGTGATGGTAACCCTATTCAAAATTTGTCTATTGGTGTTACTGTTTCTGATGATTGGATGAAATCTATGATTGATGGTGACAGCGATAAAAGAAAAATATGGGTAAAGGTAATCCAAAAAAGATTTGAATCTGGTTATCCTTATATTTTCTTTGATGACAATATGAATAATGGTGCACCAGAAGTTTATAAGGACAAAAATCTTAAAATTCATGCATCTAATTTGTGCTCAGAAATCGCTCTTCATTCAAATAAAGATGAATCATTTGTCTGTAATCTATCATCATTAAACCTATTACATTGGGATGATTGGAAAGACACTGATGCTGTTGAAACATTGACATATTTCCTTGACGCTGTTATGAGCGAGTTTATTAGTAAAACTGATAATGTTCCATATATGGAAGCTCCTCGTAAGTTCGCACAAAGACAACGTGCACTAGGAATCGGTGTACTCGGATGGCATTCTTATCTTCAAAGTAAGATGGTCAGTTTTGAATCTATGGAAGCTAAAATGTTATCTGGACAAATATTCTCTTCTATAAAAGATAAATCACATAAGGCTTCTCGTGATCTAGCTAATAAATATGGTGAACCACCTTTGCTTGAAGGTTATGGTATGAGAAATGTTACAACGATGGCTATTGCTCCTACTACATCATCTAGTTTTATTTTAGGTCAAGTCTCCCCTTCAGTTGAACCTTTAAATTCAAATTACTTTGTTAAAGATTTGGCTAAAGGTAAGTTCACATATAAGAATCCATACTTAGAAAATGTTCTTCAAAAATATGATAAAAACGATGTTGAAACATGGAAATCAATCCTTGTCAATGGTGGTTCTGTTCAACATTTAGATTTTCTTACTGAAGGAGAAAAAGACGTCTTTAAAACATTTGGAGAAATTTCTCAAAAAGAAGTCATTATTCAAGCTTCTATTCGCCAAAAATATATCGATCAGGCGCAATCGATTAATTTGATGATACATCCTAAAACACCAGTAAAAGAGGTAAATCAGCTTCTTATTTTTGCGTGGGAACAAGGTGTAAAAACCTTGTATTATCATAGAGGCACTAATCCTTCTCAAGAACTATCCCGTAACTTATTAAACTGCGCATCGTGTGAAGCATAATGAAAGAAAGTATTACATGTCAAAATTGTCATATCGACTATTATGTCGAATGGTTTGAAGATTCAGAAGACGAATATGGAGAATGCAAGGTTGCTGATTATTGCCCTTTTTGCGGATCATCAGAGGTTGAAGTAGAAGAAGATGATGTATACTTATAAAATAAAAGAAATTGCTAAGGTTGTAGATGGTGACACTATTGATGTTATTATTGATTTAGGTTTTGGTCTTACCAAAAAGGAAAGAGTAAGAGTAGCAGGAATTGATACACCAGAGTCTCGAACTAGAGATCTTTACGAAAAGAAACTTGGATTAGAAGCTAAAGATTGGTTAGTTAAGCAACTTAGAAGAAGCGATCTAACAATTAAAACTGAAAAAGAGGGAAAATATGGCCGAATACTTGGATGGTTGTTTACTGAAGAATTTAGCAAGTCCCTCAATGAAGTTATGGTTGATAAAGGCTATGCATGGGAATATGATGGAGGAAAGAAAGAAAAAGATTATAATGAGTTAAAAGAAAAAAGAATTAGCGATGGTTCATGGATTGAATAAATAATTTTATGTGGATTTATAATGACAAAGAGTTTACATCTGATATGATTAAGGACTATCATGGTTTTGTTTATGAAATAACTGATTTACATAATAATAAAAAATACATTGGTAAAAAGAACTTTTGGAAAAAAGTTACAAAACCTCCTTTGAAGGGAAAAAAGAATAAAAGGAGATCAGTAAAAGAGTCTGATTGGCAAAATTATTATGGATCAAATAAAGAGGTAAAAACTCTAGTAGAAGAGTTTGGTGGTGAGAGGTTTAAAAGAACCATATTGAGATTGTGTGTTTCATCAGGTCAGTTGAACTATTTCGAAATGAAAGAACAGGTTGATAAAGATGTTCTATTTAAACCTGACGAATATTATAATGCTTTTATCGGAGGAAAAATCCATAGAAGTCACGTAATTAAGAAAAAATAGTATTTACAATATCTAATTTTTGTGGTATAATAATCTCATACCAAAAAAAAATACTATG